CGCGAGTAAGAAAGGCAAGAAACCGCATAGAAGGCAGCACTGAGCCACGCAATGTGCCTGTAGATGCAGCCAATCAGTGTGCTGTTTCGATAGGCGATGCTGACACCCTGCTCCGCTTGCTGGATGAGCGCGACGCTGAGAAGGCTAACCTCAAGACACAGAGCGACAACATAGCAGCACAACGCGACAGCCTCCAGGCACAGGTTGATGCGCTGGCTTTCGATATGTCATTGGTTCTGAACGGGGCAAAAGAGTTTGGTCAATGCCCATGCTGTAGGGCGACGTACACCATCTTTAATTTTGACCCAACAAGCACACAGGCTATCCACGCTATTGCTTGTGTTATCGGGAAACATGAAGCCCTTGCAGCCATAGGAGGCGACGATGAAAGAATGCCCGAAAGGATTTAGTAGAGGAAACTGTCCTGAGTGTACTTGTGTTGATGGTGTACTGAAGGCAACAAAGAAAGACAAGCGTAACTGGAAAGACAGATACGATAAGTACGAGGATCGGATGCGGTTTTTCGTACCCGAATTACAGGAGTTTTGCTTAAAGGAACGGCATGAAGAAATTGAAGAAATGGTGCGAGAAGTACAGTCAGGCAGAACTCGCAAGAAGAATGGGAGTAACACCCTCCGCTGTTAATCAGATGCTTAACAAGCAAGTGCCAGCAGAGAGAGTTATTCAAGTGGCGCGGATTACCCGCATAGCTAAGAGAGATTTAAGGCCCGATTTATACGCATAGAAAAAGCCCCCGAAGGGGCTTTATCCCGCCAGGAAAGGATGGTGTGGGAGGGGCGGGACAAGGAGATTATACATGGATGCAACACAGATGAACAAACACGATGATGTGAACAGGCTGAAAGAGCAGAACGAAAGGCTTTTATCACACATCGAAAAGCAAGGTCATTTGATTAGCCTGATGCGTGAAGGTGCTGAAATCAAAGATGGTCTGATTAAACTGCTGAATGAAAAGATTGCCAGATTGGAGGGAAGGGAATGAGTGAGAAGTATGAGGTTTTACTTGTTACTGGAGAGGAGCAAGTAGAGAAGTCATTTCCTTCCTCATCTTTGCCTAGCCCTTCCTTGCCTAGCTCTTCCCAGTCTATCCCTTCCTCTCCACACCTAGTCGGTGAGGCTGAGAGTCTTGAAAAAGCAGGGGTTTCAAGCGAAAGTGATTACAAAGAAAGGCAATCAATTCTTAAAGGAGAGGGAAGAATGAGCGTACTGAAAGACTTTGGTGAGGAACTTCTGAAAGTCCAGGTTAAGGACACAGGTTTAATCACGGTGAGTTACAAGAAAAGCACAGAGCCTCGTCAATTGATCCTGACAAGGAAGGAAGCAAGCTGGCTCTCAAAGGAACTAGACAAGGCTCACAAGGAATCAGTCTGTTCTCAGTTGACCGAAGTGAAGTCTGGAGGTAACTATAAGGTTTAACCTTAAAGCTGACTTCAATGTTGCAGAGCAATTTTACATAGGGTATAAAAAGAAACGCCCACACCAGAAAGGTAATGGGCGTATCGGGTTACAGTTTGACGGCTGCCCGAATGAGTGAATTTTCCTATCTCATCATGCCGCTGTCAACCTTTTCCAGAAGGTGCGAGGCCCTCCTAAAAGAGCCAGTCGGGGACGGGGCGCGAGAAAGCGAGACAGAGCCAGAGACTCTACACATCCCCCAAAAGCGTTGCCTAGACGCGATGGATAGCAAGATCGGTGCTAAACGACACTAGGTGGTCACTCAGTCTAATGACCCGACTGTGTTTCTCTTTGTCTGAAGGAAATGGATATGGCAATCCACAAACCTGCTAAACGAAAAACGTGAAGACACCAAAAGGATTAAGAAATGAGCAATCAACTACCAGACGGATTTGAGATTAATCAGAAAATGAGAGAGTGGGCTGCAAGCAAAGTGCCAACACTCGATATTGATTATTACCATGAAGAGTTTTGCGACCATTGGCTTTCAAACGGAAAGAAGAAAAAAGATTGGGAAGCAACATGGCGAAACTGGATGCGAAGAACCGACAACGGATCAGCACCAGGAGTCAGATTAAATCAGGTTAGACGATTGTCTTTTTCAGGAACAAACGTAGTGAACATGACTGATGGAATGCGAAAAACGATAGACAATTTACAGGATTTCGTTAATGGAAAATAAAGCAAAATTCGCTGAAACAATGGCAAGCACTTGGGCTATTTATTATCCCGATAAAGAACTACCACACATCACAGTGAAAGGTTATTGGGAGGTTTTGAACAAGTACACCGAAGAGGCTTTTTCAAAAGCCATTGTTCAACACATCCAAAGGGGTAAGTTCTTTCCCAAACCTGCTGACCTGATTGAACTGATTGAAGGCACAGACAGCCAGAATGCCGGAAGTGTGTGGGCCAGTTTAATTGCCTTTGCAGAGAAGGGAACGGGTGAACGTCCAAAGCTGGATGCGAAAACAGACAGAGCCGTGTCAGCTATAGGAGGCTGGACAACCATCTCCCATTGTCCCTATGCCCAATTGCAGTGGGTGGAAAAGCGATTCAAAGAAGCCTACGACTCTGCAAGTTCCGAAGAACGTAGGGAAGCACTAAGTCTTGGATTTGAACCTAAGAGGATTGAAGCATGAGTCTTCCACTATGCGGATGCTGTGGTGGACACTTCAAGCCCAACCACCTGTCAGACTACCTTTGCAAAACCTGTACCGAATGGCAGGGCATACTTCCAAAGGGTTACAGAAGACCACCATACGTTTCTGATCCTGAGAAAGCACAAGAAGTTCAGCAACGATGGGAGGCGTATCGTGAGGCGTAACCACACAGGCCACAGGGTAGGTGAGGCCCACCAAAAGGCTAAGCTGAGTGATGAGGATGTAAGGGTGATGAGGGAAATGCGAGAGGAAAAAGGATGGTCGTATGCAAAACTCGCAAAGCATTTTGACTGCGGGGAAAGCACGGCAAGGGATATAATCAAATACAGAACCAGGTGGTACGCATGAAGGTTCTAGATTTGTTTTCTGGAATAGGTGGCTTCAGTTTGGGGCTTGAACGCGCCGGATTTGAAACCGTTGCTTTCTGCGAGATTGAGGAATTTCCCCGAAAGGTATTGGCAAAGCATTGGCCTGATGTGCCGTGCTACGAAGATGTGAGGGAGTTAACAGGTGAACGACTTAAAGCAGACGGAATCTCAGTTGACCTTATTTGCGGGGGATACCCATGCCAACCATTCAGTAGCGCCGGGAAGCGAGGAGGCGAGAACGATGACCGCCATCTCTGGCCGGAGGTTGCTCGACTTATATCAGAAATTCATCCCGACTTCTGCCTTTTCGAGAATGTTGCTGGGCATATCACTCTGGGACTCGACCAAGTGTTATCTGACTTGGAAGGACTTGGCTACACCTCAGAAGCGTTTGTTATTCCGGCTTGTGCCGTCAATGCCGTCCATCGCAGAGACAGGGTCTGGATTATTGCCCACTCCGACAACGCAGGAAACAGCGCATCCAGACGCGGAGCTAACGGAAACGGGGCGCAGGAAGTCAAAGGACGGGAAAACGAGTCACAGCCTCAATCTGTTGGACACAATGAGGATGCTGCCTACTCCTCAAGCATCCGACAACAGGGACAGGGGCAATCTGAGCAATCAATCGGTGCAGAGGCGCATTCGGATTGGGAAGCAGGTTTCACTGGGTCAATCTGTGAGCAACGTGTCAGGGAAACTGAACCCATTATTTGTGGAGGCAATGATGGGGTTTCCAGAAAACTGGACAGACATCGGCTGAAAGCACTAGGGAATGCAGTAGTCCCACAGATACCGGAAATAATTGGTCGGGCAATAATGGAGATGGACAATGCAGCAGGAAATTAACTTCACACCAATAGCCCGTAGAAATGACCCTCAGACTTCACAGATTGCCGCAGAACGTACAAACAAGGGCAAGAGGGGTGCTGATATGGGTTATATCGTTCAATTTGTTAAATATAATCCTAGGAAGACGGTAGGAGAAATCTGTCAATTGTTAATAAATCAGGGCATATCGTTTCACAAGGTCACTACCTATCAGAAGCGGCTCTATGATGCTGCTGGACAGAATCTTATCCGCAGTGTGGGCGAGAGGAAGTGCGAGGAAACGGGTCATAAAGCGAGGGTGTGGGTATGTTCATAACAGACCAGATGTGCGAGAAAGCCATTCACCAATTGAGGGACAAGGCTGACGAATACGGGATGCTGAAAGGGAGGGTGGCTGCAACGGATCACGAGAGGAAGATTGTACGCGCACAGCTAATCTTAGAAGCCCCAGACGGTTCAGTATCGTACAAAGAGAGTTGGGCTGAAGCGCATGAGGATTATATCAATGCGGTGAAAGACCATGCTGATGCTGTTACAGACTTTGCGACTATTCAAACAAAGATGAAGGCAGCTGAAATCTGGACAGAAGTGTGGCGCTCATTGAATGCCAGAGGGAACAGGGGGCATTTATAGTGGGAATTAAACGCACCACAGCAGATATAGCCTTCTCCAAAGCAGTCAGAGAGTCATTCGATTGGGAGTGTCAGGTATGCCATTCATACGGTAAGCACAATCCGGCAATGATGGATTGCTCCCACATAATCAGCAGGGCAAACAGGAGAACCAGGTTCACTGTAGATAACGCGATTTGTTTGTGCCGTAGCTGTCACGAGAAGATGGGTAGAAACACTTTAGAACACGCTGCACTGGCCCAAGATGTATTAGGCGAGGACAGATATTGGGCGTTGAAGCGTAAGGCTAATACGGTGAAGAAGATACCCAAGACGGTAGAGAAGCAGATAGCCAAGCACTACCGGAATGAGTTGAAGCGGATTGAAGACCTTAGAAATTGCGGTCATCGCGGGATTATTAAATTGGAGGATTGGGAAGTGTCGGAAGATTTTACAGATTAGGTATATGCCGCAATGTGGTACAATGGTTGAATGCGAACCACGACCACTAAACTGGTTCTAATAGCCTTTGGGGGATACGCTATAGCTGTAGCTGTGCTGTTATGTCTGATGACGGTTCTATCATAATCCGTAAAGTTGCCAAGACCGTATCCTATTTCTTGGGTGCGGTCGCTGCTGTCGTTGTATCCATGACCACCATATCCCCGTTCTGGCCCGATCAATGGACGATAGCGTCTAAGCATTGGACAAAGAGTTTTTTTGAAGAAGAGTATGCTCCATCCATTAACAAGGTGGATGAGATGTACAAGATTGAGGTGCTGAAACAAATAACTTACTACAAGCGCAGGGAGTGCAAGGACAAGGCTGATAGCACGGACACCCTGAGACTGTCTGAATGGTACGGTATGCATCGTAAGGAGTTTGGTCACGACCACAAATACTTATCCATGACGCTAGAACAGGCTTGTGAGGACGCTGGAGTGAGCTTGCCCAGATGAATATCACACTTGTCCGATACTGCTACACCAACACAGAGACTCTAGGTGCTTTGATTGTTGGGGATACTGAGTTCCATACCATTGAGAAACCGTGGATCAAGCACTCTGCTCCAGGTGGCAAGCCTTTTGAATCCTGTATTCCTGATGGAGACTACCGATTAGAGCCGTTTGAACGGACTAATGGTGACACTGTGTACTGTATGGTGAGCGAGGAATTGAATGTATGGTTTGATGAGGATGACCGTCCTAACCTATCTGGACGCTATGCTTGTCTTATTCATAGTGGCAACTGGGCCAAAGATGTCGTGGGGTGTGTTGCATTGGGATTGGGTAAGACCGTAGATGATGCGGGTAATCCAATGGTAACTAGCAGCAAGACAGCTATGACGAGGTTTCACGAGCTATTACCTATGGATGACAGTCACACACTGACTATTCGTAGTGTAAGAGCCAAAGACTGATGTGGATAAATGGGTATTCGCGGTTCTGACGGACTTAAAGGAGCGACCGCTGACTACAGCGATTATTTTGCTTCTGGCGCTTCTTCAAAACGTACAGGACAAGAACCGTCTGAGGATGATGCGGGACACACAGGAGGAGTTGAATCATCTCCAAGTAGAGGTGTTGTCATTGGATTCCCGCATGACGCAAGAAGTACACCGGACGAATATCAAAGTTTTGGATTCCGATTTGGAGGTGTTGAGTTTACTGCGAGAATTGCGGTTGGAGGAGAACAAGGAAAGTCCGACTTTTATGAAAGTTATTATCTCCAACAAACTCAATCAGAAAGAGAGGAACGAGGGTATGATAGACCAGTTGGAGTCGCGGCTAGAGTCCGATATTTCTGTGCTAAAATTAAGGCAGGATTACAGAAATCAATCGCATCGGTTAGATTTGGAGTCGGGATTTTGAAGCAGATGAACTGGAGACAACGGGGAACGGTGTTGGTATCGCTGTGTACCATGCTGTATTTGGTGAGCCATCTGTACATTGAGTTGGTGGTGATGTTCGCATGATTGTTCAAGGTGCTATCGGCTTAGCGGCTCAGGTGATTGGTTTATTCGGTCAGAGGGGTAAGGCTACACAGGAGGCTATTCAAGCCCGTATAGCCAATATGGAGCGGTCTTGGACGGATGAATTCATCGTAGTGATCTTCTTCTCTCCCTTAGTTGTGATGTGGTTCAGTCCAGAGCGGGCCAATGCTTGGGTAGAGAACATTGACAAGATGCCGGAATGGTATGTAGCGATGGTGGCTGGCATAGTTTCAGCCGTTTTTGGTTTAGGTAAGTTAAATGGAAGGTCGAAATGAGATTTGAGGGTGAACAGAATTTCTTTGGGAAGGTGCATTGCGACATTGTGGATGGTTCGCTAAAACCTACATCACGCAACCAAAACCGCTTAAACACAGGCGTTTCAAGAGTGACGGTATCAGCACCTATTGCATCTGTGGAATTGAGCGAGAATATGATTCAGCAAGGCGTATTCCTGCCAGACGGGAAGGTTTACGATGACAATCAATTTTATGTGCAGAATCGCTCACCTGTGATTGTGGATATTAACGATGGTGACTTCATTGTGAAGAAGAAACCTGGCAAGAAGAAAGTCAATAAAGACGATGAGTGACGCTGAACAGGCGTACACCGAGCTAGGTGAAACCCATAGGGGGAGCTATGAAGGACGTAGTTAGACAGTACATCAAGACAAACGCATGGGATATTGTGATACTTGTCCTGCTGACCATCATTGCTGTAAACACAGCGATTATTGCCATTAACTCAATAGCCTCAATGCCTGTAGAGCATTGCATTGATGGTGAGACTTACATCGAGTTTGGGAATGGTGCAGCCAAAGCGGATAAACCGTGCAAATTCTGAGCTACCTAATTGGGATACTGTCGGGATTCTTTACAGTTGTAGGGATTCTGACGGTCGTGCTGTGGTGGCGAATGCTGAAGCAACCAGGAATAGACGATAGCAATATCTTTAATTGCCTGAGAATCTATTGGTTTGTGATGACCAAACCGCATTTATTCATAGATCGGATGCCGTGGTTGGCGAGGGATGAGGGCGATAATGTCTAAGGGCCAGAAGTCAGATGAATAGACGGGATTTTAATAAACTCTTGGCAGGAGCAGCAGTATTAGCTGCAAGTCCTGCTATTGCTATGCCTGATGAACCTTTCGTTAGTGGGGAGACAGCATCACAGTCATTCACTTGGAAGCAGAACGGCATTGATATTATTGATACCCAAGAGTTTAGAGTAGATAGACTTTGTTATCTACGAAACAGAACTATGTCCAGAGAAGGCTCAAACAATGTCTATGAGTATTGTGAACTGATAGAAGATGGTGATTCTTCATGGGAGGATTGGAATAAAAGGGCTAACAGTGCTGCCAGAAAGATAGGCATTAAGCTATGAAGGGCCAGAAGTCAGAGATGGCATCGGTAGACCGTCACAAGCCTAAAACTAAGTATCTCAGAGCAGATAACGGTAAGGGTAGTGGTAGACGTAAGGGTGACGATGCTGAAGCCTACAAGGACAATTTCGATAAGATTAAGTGGGGTGTGAGGAATGAACAGACGTAACTTCCTAAAATCAGGACTTATCGCAGTAGCAGCAAGAATGGGAAAGGCATGGGATAGAGTGTTCGACCGTGATATTATGCGCATATACACTCAATCAGGTGCATAAAACGGAGGTCTGAAATGCCTCAGAAATCAAAAACATCCGAGCGCAAAGAAGGGAAGAATACGGGTAATGCCGGAAAAGGGCGCGTAAAAGGGACTAAGAACAAGGTCACTGCTAACGTCAAAGAGAACATTCTCTGCGTATTTACAAGGCTAGGTGGCACAGCAGCAATGGCTGATTGGGCTAAAGAGAATCAGACAGAGTTCTATAAGTTCTATGCAAGACTCGCTCCCAGAGAGGTAGAGGTAAAAGCTGAACACAGGCATATCCGCTCAAGGGAAGAGATTGAGAAGGACATAGCAGAACTGGCCTCAGTTATTAAACGGGATGACTCTGGACGATCAGACACTACAACGCATTGATACTCTGCTAGAGGAATACAAAGACCACCAGAGAATGCGTAAGAGGGAGTATCCGTGGGATTGGTACGATTGGCAGAAAGCCTACTTCCGTAGTTCTCTAGCTCATAGCTCAACACTCCTACTCGCTGGCAACCAGGTTGGTAAGTCTCAATGTGCAGCGTATGAAGACGCGCTAGACCTAACGGGAGACTATCCCGAAGATTGGGAAGGGTTCAAATACGAGCATCCCATAACCCTATGGCTATTCGGTGTATCCTCAGAACAGCTTAAAGACGTACTCCAGAAGCAGTTATTTGGTGAGTTAAGCCCTGATGGTGTGTTTCAAGGTGGTTGGGTGCATCCTGATGAGATAGAGGACTTCACACGCTCCAGAACGGTATCAGGACTCGCTACAGAGGTTAGGGTAAAGCACAAGAAGGGTGGGTTCTCCACCTGTAGGCTATTCAGCTATACACAGCTATCAACGGGTAAGGAGTCATTGCCTGTAGCTGGTTCAGTTGTGGATAAGATTCGGGGTGATGAGCAGCCTCCAGATATGCTTTTGGGTCAGATGGCAGTGCGTACCATCAATGGCTGTAAGGGCAAGGGTGGTAAACGTAAGTTCACACTCACACCGGAATTGGGTGAGACTCAGATCATTATCAGCTTTATGAAGGACAAAAAGCCTTCACAGGAGTTGATTGGCCCTGTGTCTTGGGATCAAGCACCCCATCTCACACCGGAGATGCAGAAGGATATTCTGGCTGATATTCCTCCCCATGAACATGATATGCGTAGGTTGGGTGTGCCGTACTTTGCGGGTGGCTTGGTGTATCCCATAAGTGAGGACAGAATCAAGATTGACCCTATTCAGATACCGCATTGGTGCAAGGTGTTGCGGGCTATCGACTTTGGCTCAGACCATCCCACAGCTATAGCTTGGGCTGCATATGACCCTGAGAATGACATCATCTACATCACCAACACCTATCGGAAGAACCTGAGAAACCTACAGACCGAACACGGTCAGGACGTTAATCCCATTGGCATTCATGCTATAGCAGCCAATTCCAAGTGGCGGCATTCACCATTAGTCACACCGCACGATTTCGATCAGGACAAGGGAACGGGTTTATCGCTTAGGGATTTGTATAGAGATGCGGGGATAACGAGGACGATAGACTTCACAAACCCCGTACCGAATCCCGATAAGACCAAGAAGCCACCGAGAAACATTCTGGTAGAACCAGGCATCCAAGCAGTGTATGACCGGATGACAACGGGAAGGTTTAAGGTCTTTTCGACTTGTGTCGAGTTTTTTGACGAATTTAGGAGTTATCACCGAAAGGATGGTAAAATCGTGAAGGAACGTGACGATGTGATGGATGCAGTGCGTATGGCCTCACAGATGGTGGCTCACCGTGGAGTACCGATTAATGACAATCACAGACCAGTAAAGGTTGTGGGTACTCTTAGGGGTTAGCTATGAAGATGGATCACGATATTGCAGTTTCCTATTACAAGCTGCTGGATGCAGGGCAGAGTAACTGGGACAACAAGGATGAGGACATTGCCCGCTATATGTGTCCTGAGAGGTCGGGCTTTGTAGGTGAGAAGGCAGAGGGTGAGCAGAAGACCCAGTATCTGTTTGATTCCATAGGGATGACATCACTGGATGACCTGTCCAACTATCTAGGCTCTGTAGTGACTCCCAGTGGGATGGATTGGTTTGCTCTACGGTTTAAGAGCAAGGATGCCAGTAATAGCAATGCGGGTAAGAAGTGGCTTCAAGAGTCTACCCGCCTAATGCACACAGAAATCCATGAATCCAATTTCTTGGCTGAAGTGCAGGAGTTCTATAAGGATTATCCTGCTTTCGGTACGGGTTCTATGCAGTGCCTAGAGAAGAAGAAGTACGGGGAATATGACGGTCTAGCCTTCAAGACCATTCATCTGAGGGAGCTATCAGCCTTAGAGAACGAGAACACTGATGTAGATATGACGATTCGCGGCTTTGATATGACTGCGAAACAGATACAGCAGAAGTTTGCACACGATCCCAAAGCGAATAAGTCAGCGATTCCGTTAGAGGATGCTGACAATCCCACACAGAAGTATCGCGTTATTCACATCGTATGGCCCAGAGACAAGGGCGATATTGATGAGAAAGCCTTTGGTTACGAGGATGTACCTGCTGACAAACTCCCTTGGGGTTCGATGTGGATTAACTACACCATGAGTAATTCTGGTGGTACAGGGACGTTGAAGGAGTCCGGTTACTACGAGCCTCCGAGAACTGTGGTGAGATGGGGTAGGAATACCGATAGTACCTTTAGAGGTTACGGACCTGGACAGAAGGCAATGCCTGACATTAAGACGTTGAATGAGGCTAAGCGTCTTGAGATGAATGCATGGGAGAAGACGATTGACCCTCCTATGAAGACTACCCGCAACAACATTCTTGGTGATATGAACATTGCAGCAGGTAAGTTGACTGAGATGGAGGATATTAACGACTTGCAGCCTATGATTAACGGAACTGACTTCCGGTTGACGATGGTAAAATCGGATGAATTGAAAGCCTCTATCCGTGAAACCATGTATGTGGACATCATCCGCGAGCCATTGGGTGATAGCGGTCAGAAGACTGCGTATGAGATTGCTAAGCGTATGGAACGTGCTTCTCGTCTATTGGGGCAGGGTACGGCTCGACTGCGCTCTGAGTTCTTAGATTGGCTGGTTAAGCGGGTATTTTCGATCATGTGGCGTAATGACCGACTTCCTGAGTTCCCAGAGGAACTGGTTGAGATGGAAGTTGAGTTGGACATTCGCTATGTGAGTCCGTTGGCTATCAGTCAGGCTACAGCAGGATTGGAGTCTATGGATGCCTTCTTTGGTCGTATGCAGGGAGCGGCAATGGCTATGAGTCCACAAGACCCTTCACAGTGGGAAGGTTGGGATTGGGTGAATACTGAGGGTTTTGTGAAGGAGTTGGAAGACCGTCAGAACATCCCTGCTTCAATGATTCATCCGAAAGACGCTGTTGAGGCTAAGCGTCAGGCACAAGCGGATGCCGCTGCACAGGCCACAGCAATGGGTCGGGCAGAGCAAGCGAGTAACATTGTGAAGAATGTAGGTGCTGGAGCGGGTGAGGATGCGGCTAAGCAGACTGTTGCAGACATAAGGAGTGCGAATGCCCAATAAGGCAGACTATGAGTTGTATGACTTCATGGAGGTCAATACACACTTTAGGCAGGAGGTTGAACGTGGAGCAATGAGAAAGCCCGTCAAGCCGAAGGGTGACGTTTCACATGAAACCATGATTTTTGAAGAAGGTAGACGTAGCAGGGATTATGAACTGTGGTCACGCTATGTAGACGTAAAGCAAGAGATTGAACGTAGGACATTGATTAAGGAGTAGCATCGTGGAAAAGTTGGACAAAACAACACAGCAGAATATTGTGACTCTATGTAAGTTACTAATGGAAAATGGCAAGGATATGCCAGATGACATAAGAAACACTGTCATCCGGCAGATTGAGATGATGATGATGAGTAGTCGACCTGTTTATGTGAATGAAAAAGAACTTTTGTCAGACCCTATTAAGAAATGGAATTATTAAGGAGTGGCATCGTGAGTGATTGGTTAGAAGGTCTGGAGCTATCAGACGAGTTGAAAGCCAATGAGACTTTGAAGCAGAGTCCGTCATTGGAACATGCGCTAAATCGTGTTGTGGAGAGCCGCAGTCAGCTATCTAAGGCTATTATTCCTCCAGGTGATGATGCGCCAGAGGATAAGCGTCAGGCATTTGAGAGCAAGATTCGGGATATGGGTTTTGTGCCTAAAGGTGATGAGAGTGCTGTAGACAAAGCACCGGATTCCCCTGATGGTTATGAGTTTGAATCCTTTGCTGAAGATGATGCGCGTAAGGCTTTTCTGGATCAGCAGATTGAAGCTGAGCGTAAGGCATTGCATGGTCAGGGTGTTGGCAAGCGTACTGCTGAGAAGATTCTGAAAGCCCGTAAGGATGCATTTGAGTCTAATTGGGCCAACATGAATGAATCAGCGACTCAGGCTGCTGAGGCTTTGAAAGAGAGGTTTGGTGCTGATTATGCTAAGATTATGGCGAATGCCAACAAGGGTTCAGAGTATTTGGGTAACATCGTTGGTCTGACAATGGCTGACGGTAGTGTAGTTCCGGTGGAGAGTAACGAGAGGTTCGTAGAGATGTTGAGTCAGACGGGTGCAAATATTGGTGAAGACGGTACAGTTGTGAGTGATGCGCCGAGTCTTCCGAGTGAGTCTGCGGAGGATTTGGAAATTGAGATGCAGATTCTTGATAAGAAGATGTATCAGCTTACTGAGGGTGATCCTGAGAAGGCGAAGATGGCGAATCAGCATTTTGAGTTGTGGCGCAAGTGGGCTGCTAAGACTCAAAATGACCCGTCCATCCTTCAGATGAGTAAAGACGAGATTTTAGCGGCTATCAATCCGTAGGGGGATTTATGAAGATCGTTTACGACTATGAGTTGTATTCGGTGTGTTTCAGTGGTCGTGATGACGGTGTATAATACGGTTTAGGGGTGGAGTGGGCTAAGCGTTCCCTGTACGCTCGCGCTCAATACCATATCTCCGAAGTGGACACCTTAGATTCATTGGATGATTACCCCGACTCGTGGACACTTTCCGCAGGTCTGCGATTTTAACTATCCTTGGTTGTGATACCTTTGCCCCTTAGTCTCTGGCTTTGGGGCTTTTTTTATGGAGTTAAATGATGAAAAGGATTAAGGGTATATTTGAAGAATTGAAGGGTGAAACTCTGGATGAGGCGTTTATTGAAACGTACAAAGCGAATCTTGAAAGACTGTCCACGAATACTGATAAAATACAGAGTTCACCTAAACTGAGGCTGGTTGTGGACAACACTGAATCAACCTAATGGGTCTAGACGTATCCCCACAAGGTATCGTCCACCTAAATGGTGAGCGTATCTGGCCCTATCCATTCAGAGGGAAGCTGTGGATAGACATAGAGGGCAAGAGCCGCCTATTGGCTGATGTGGTGTTAGAACATCACGATATGCCGAGTACGGGGCATTCCAAGCATCTGGATCAGAATCCTTTGAATTGTGCGGTAGATAACCTGGAATGGTATTACCCCAAACGTAGACGAAACCCTGTAAAGCCACCACCAACCAATAACCGATTGGGTGACGAGAAACGGAAGGTGGTGATGGAGATGAAGGGCAAGATGGATGCAGAGACTTTGGCAAGGATGCTGAAGCTGAATCCGAGGATGATTAAGGACTTGTGGTGTAAAGAAACCTGACATATACTAAGCGTATCGCTCCTTTTGGACGTAGCCCCTTCTAGGCTCGCTTCTGAAGAAAGCCGATAAAACTGCGTTAAAGCTAAGGCTCGTAAGACTCCCGAAGCTAAGACGAATAAACCTTTTTATCGTTCTTTTTTTAGGAGACAGAAAATGTCCACATCAATTAATGAAGCATGGGTTCAAAGTTTTGAAAACCGTGTACATCACTTAGGTCAGCAGGAAGTATCCCGCGCACGTTCTGCTGTTCGTAACCGCACTGGCAAAGGCCAGATTTACTCATTCGAGCGTATGGCTGCATCGGATATGACTGCATACTCCGGTCGTCACGCTGATACGCCAATTAACAACGTAGCAAGTTCTCGCCGCAACTGTACTGTTTCCACTTGGGAATGGGGTGAGTTGGTCGATAATGCTGACCTTGCTCGTATTCTGATTGATCCTGATTCTAACTACATGAAGACTGCTGCGTATGCTTATGGTCGTAAGTTGGATGAGGAAATCTTTGATGCGATGGTATCGGATTCCAAGACTACTGTAGGCACTGGTACTGGTGGTGGCGTAGGTGCTGCTGCTCCGTTTGTTGCTGGTCAGAAGATTGGTGACGGTACTGGTGCGCTGACTCTGGATGACCTACGGGGTGCTAAGCGTAAACTTGATGCTGCCGAGATTATGGGTAATCGGTACTGCGCTGTATCAGCAAAGGCTCTTGAAGACTTGCTGAAGATCACCGAAGTAACTTCAATTGACTACAACGTAGTTAAGGCTCTGGTTAATGGTGAGTTGAACACCTATCTTGGCTTTGACTTCATTCGTACTGAACTTGTACCTGGTGCGAGTGCAGACAATGTAACGGGTCAGGGTACGATGTGTTGGGTTGATAGCTCAATGGGTCTTGCCATTTCGGATGATAAGTTCACACGAGTTGGCCCTGACGCGAGCAAGAAGTTCTCTAACCGCATCTACTGCGAAACTACCTTTGGTGTAGCTCGTATTGAAGATGAAGGTGTCGTTCTTATTGACCGCGCCGCTACATAATTTGTGACACTCCACGATGTCACTACAGGGAATCCCCCCGTAAGGGGGGTGAACCTTAAAAGGAGTTAGGAATGACCACTGAGATTGAAATAGTCAATCGGGCTTTAGGACGTATCGGTGAGGCTCTTCTTACTTCCCTATCAGATTCCAATGAACGTGCGCGTCTTGCACGTTTAGAACTTGTCACTTCCAAGCAATACATTCTTCGCAGGGCCAATTGGAACTTTGCTACCCGTTGGGTTGAGTTGGCTGTTGAGTGTGATAACTGTGACAAGAATCCTTCTTTTGATTACACCTACCAAGTGCCGAATGATTGCGTTTTGGTACAGGCTGTAAAGCATCCATCTCGTGATGCGACTGTAACGACTGTTTATGACACTGGTTTGAGGAACGTAGACCGCTATGAGGTGAATGGCATCTATGTCTCCTGCAACATCAATCCTGCTCTGATTCGCTATACGAAAGATGTAGACTTGGGTCAGTGGTCGATTGATGCGACCGAAGCCTTATCATGGCATCTGGCAGCTTCACTGTGTAATGCGTTTTCAAGAAGTGCTGAGACTCGACAGTTTTGCGAGTTGAAGTATCAGGAGGCGTATAACGTAGCTCAGAACACGGATGCTAAAGAGGGTACTCACGACAGATTCCAGACGGACAATCGTCTTACGGGTACAAGGGTGGCTGGTCACAGAGTGGGCTGGTAATGGCTACCTGGACAGACTTACGCTCATTCATTCGGAGTTTGACTCAGAGGGAGTGGGGCATTGTTCAGAAGTCTTTATTCATTCACGAGACTGACCCTGATCCGCACTTTCAATATCTCCAGCCTGATTACGGTGGTTTGCGATTTACAGCACCTTCAGGGGTTCTGATTGCTGACGGGTCTAAGATTATTAATTGGCCTTCAGAGATACCTTCTACTGCAAATGTTGTCCCTAATGCTGGCTTAGGGAATATAGGGGTATTGGAGACAGGTACTTATCTGATAGGCGTTTGCTTGGTTGTTGAGTTGACTGAGAATCGTTTATTTGAGTTGACGATTGATACAGGTTCAGAAACTAAGGTGTTAGCTAAGGAAGAGCCACCTTCCGGTGGTATTGGGACTATAGCTGCTGTTGGCATATTCACTGATCCTGCTTCTGTCAGTTTGTTTATGGATTCGGATAATTCTGCCAGGACGTTTGAGGTTCTTGGTGGACAGTTTTGGGTAGGTCGCATTGGCTAAAAGACGGTACACAATTCATGCATTGAACGGGGGTGAGTTGTCTCCTCGTGTATATGGACGCACCGATATGGAGGGATTCCAGTTTGGTGGTCGTGAATGCTCTAACTTTGTCCCACGTTCTCAGGGTTCGATTTCTATGCGAGCGGGTACTAAGTATGTGGGTGATCCCAAAACCCCGTCAGATGCGAATACACGCTTGTTTGACATCAATCTGGGGGGTGATGATTCGGATGTGATTGTTGAGCTTGGAGCGGGGTATGTTCGTTTCTGGCAGAAGGGCAATCTGTTACAGGCGCAGGGGGGTGGTACGCTGGAGTTGGTTGTGCCGTATCTGTCGGATGAGTTGAAGGATGTGAACCTGACTCAGAGGGATGACCGTTTTTCTATGGTGCATCCTGATTATCCTCCGTACATCTTTGTGATTAACTCGATCAATAACGTATCGGTATCCCCCGTTCCTCAGAATCTAGTGCCTGAGCGTGACTTTAACGATGCGAATAGTCCCAATACTGTGTCATCTGTGTTTGATGTGTCGTTTACAGGCACTTGGGCTACGGGTGATTTGTTCTCTGTATCTGTGGAGAACGTGAAGAACAAGGTATTGCTTTCTGTAGATACGGGGGGTGAAACGGAGGTTGTGGGTACGGACGGTGAGACTTCCAAGATTTACGAGGTTAAGCAGTACCGTTATCTGAATGATGCAACGGGCATGGAGTCTATCATCCGTGATGCCATTCAAGATTCACAATTTATTAAGGACGGTGATGTATCTGTTCAGAGTCAGGGAGGCTTGGTATGGCGGGTGACTATGGCTGATGAGGCCGCTTCTGTGATTGTCACATTTGACGTAGTGAATACTGCTGCTGCGGGTACTGACATTACTGAAACCGTTATTACACAAGGGCAGGGCAGGGGTGAACCTGCATGGTCTTATCCTTTTGTCGTAACCAATGGTGGTAGTTGGTACACCTGTATTCAATCTCACAAAGCTACAGCGAACACTGAACCTGGTGTTGGAGCGAATTGGCAGTTGTATTGGACTCAATCTGGTTCAGAACCGTATTACGAGGCATGGCAAGCGTCTGTAGCTTGGGTGTTGGATTCCGAGTATTCCCCTTGGGATAGGGGTTTTCCTTCAGTGGCTACCTTCTATCAGCAGAGGTTGGTTGTGGGTGGTTCTCGCGCTGCTGCTGCTACTGTTTGGGGTTCACGGCTTAATCGTTACGATTATTTCATTCTGGGCTTTGATGACAATGAGGGTTATTCGTTTGATTTGGATACCCGTCAGAGTTCCCGTATTCGCTGGCTGGAATCGAACAGAGGACTTCTGATTGGCACGAGTGCTGGCGATTGGGTGATTAATGCGGGTGGTCGCTTTATTGCCCCTGCTAAGGTTAATGCGGCCCGTCAGACTGCTCGTAAGAGTAAGAAGGCTGACCCCATTATGTTGGGTCAGGAAGTCTTATACATTGAGCAGGGTGGTCGCAAGTTAAGACGGGCGCAGAGGAACTTTGATACGGGTTCGTTTGTATCACAGGATATTACTTGGGCTAGTGAGCATTTAGCCAAAAGAGGCATTAAGCGTTTGGCTCTGGTGTATGTACCGGAGACTATCGTTTACATGGTGATGGATGACGGGACTTTGGTCGGCGTGACCTATCAGATGGAGACAGAGACTATTGCGTGGTTTCAGTGTCCGATTGATGGGGTTGTGAAGGACATTGTTCCGACATTCAATGAAGATACCAGTGAGGATGAATTAACGGTACTTATTGACAGGCCAGACCCTTCATCACCGAGTACGAGTAAATTGATGATTGAGTCTATGCCGAGTCCAGGTGTGGATAGGTGGAATCTTGACGGATCAATTACGGGTACAACGGATGATGATTCTGACCCGAATACAACGACAATCTCAGGGCTTGCACATCTTGAAGGCAAGACGGTTACGGTGTTGGGTAAGAAGGCGGGGCAACCGAGTGGATTTGGATTCGTGCAGAAGGAGTATGTTGTAGATACGGGTCGAATCATTGTTGATGAGCAATTGGCTGAGTATTGGGTTGGCTTACCTTACATGGCGAGGTTTGTGACCAATGAGTTGGTAGGTGATGGGTATGGTTCGATTACATCTAAGAGATGGGTTGAAGTGTGGTTGAGGTTGTATAATTCCCATGCACCTTTATTGAATGGTGACAGGGTTGTAGGACGGGGTTCTGTTGACTTGATGAGCATGATTACAGAGCCGAAGTCTGGGGAGTTCCAAGCAAATACGTTGGGGCATTCCAATACAGCGAGTTTAACGATTGAACAGGACAAGCCCGTACCTACTGAGGTATTGGGCGTTTACGGTCAAATTACGGTGGGCAATGACTAAGGAGTTTTTCATTTTAGGTCTTCCGAGGAGTCGTACAGCTTGGCTTGCGAACTTCTTAACCTATGACGGGTTCTTCTGTCATCACGAGGCTTTGGATGGCTGTCTGACTGAGTACGAGTATGTTGAGAAGGTCAGAGGTTCAGGAGATGCGTCTACAGCGACCATGCTGGTTGATTTGGAGGCGTACTTTCCCCATGCCCCAAAGCTGATAATTGAGCGTGATGTGGAGCGGTCTATTGAGTATGGGATTGAGGTGTTTGGTATTGATATGTCCGAATATCTGTACCAGTTGAAGGAACGACTTGATTCGGTGAAGGGCTTACGGATTCACTTTGATGACATTGATGAGCATTTGGGGGTGATCTGGGAATATCTGACAGGGACTCCCTGTGATATGGATAGGGCGAATATGTTGAAGAACATGAACGTCCAGGTGAATGACCCGTTCATTTATGACGGGGTTGCTATGAAGGAGTTTATGGCGAGTGTCCAGTTTCCAGAAAGTCTGTGAGATTGACGTTTCTGCTATGAAGGCAGAGATGGAATCCATTGCTGACCGCTTTGGCGAGATTCCATTACGCACGTTTGATGGTTCTCCCCATGAGGAGAGTACGGATTTGTGGTTGAGATATTGTCCGGTTGAGGAAGTTCACAAGGATGGCCCGATTGAGTGTGAGTGGTATCCGTTGGCTTGGACATTACCTTGCACGATTAACGTGATTATGAATTTGCACCGGATTACTGGGGGTGATTTGGGTGGAATTTTAGTAACCAAGTTGCCGAAGGGTGGACAGATTAAGCCCCATGTAGATAAGTCTTGGCATTCGGATAATCACAGAAAGTTTTACGTTCCGGTGAAGAATGGTAAGGGAGCGAAGTTTTGCTTTGAGGATGGTGTGATTGAACCGGAAGAGGGTGAGGTGTATGAGTTTGATAACTCCATTCCTCATTGGGTTGAGAACGATTCAGACGATGAGCGTATAGCTATGATTGTCTGTGTGGAGAAAGAATCATGCCATTTGCAGTAGCAGCCATAGGTATAGCCGCAGTAGGTACGGGCTATCAGATTTATTCTGGGGAACAGGCTAAAGACGATGCGAGAGCCGCTGGAGATAAACAGCAGAAGATTAACCGTCTTGAAGGTGATGAGGAGATTCGCCGGATTTCCGAAGAACAGAGGGCGTGGATGGGTCAGACTGAGGGTGAGTACGCTGCATCCGGTGTGAAGATGGAAGGTTCTCCATTAGAGGTTATGGCGAAACAGGCTTACGAGTTCGATTTAGAAAGATATTACACCGAAGAGAAGGTTAAGGCGGGTGCTGAAGTGATTGCTGCAAATCAGAGGTCTACTACTTCAAGCATTAGAGCGAAGCAGGTTGGTGCATTAACCACTGGTCTACAGAGTTCGATTAACACGGCATACAACACCTGGGGCTGAAATGGCTAACATCAAGATTCAATTTGCCACACCAAGAAAGCGTGAGACTGTAAGCCCGCAGCTTGCGGCTGCACCTAAACTTGCCTCAATGGAGAAGGGCAGGGTTATTACGAATGCTGCGTTAAATACCTTTGACTACATCCGTCAGCAAGAGGCGAAGGTACGCGCTAAGAAACAAGAAGCGGAGGTCAACTACAAGATTAACAATTTCTTGGCTGACCCACGTTGGGAATTGCCTAGCATTGATGGCAAACCTACTGAAGAGGTTATGCAGGAGGAATGGACTGCACTTGTAGATGGTGCAGAGGGTGAGGGTGGTCTTAGAGGTGATTTGCCGAATATCCCTGATAAGGCTTTGAGAGAAGGTCTTAACACCAGCATTTCAAGCATGGTGGGATTGGGTTCTGTTAAGGCTAAACAGATACAGATAAAGACTCAGATTAACCGCATGAGTTTGGATCATGCTGAGACAAGGGATTTAATCAAGCGCACTGGTGGCCCAGAGAAATGGATTAAGCTGGATGAGTCCACCACATTAGGCATTGAGGCAGGGATTCTGACTGATGATGAGGTAGCTAAGGAACGTGCAGAGGTTCGATTGGGTCGCATTACTGATGAATACACTTTGAATCTGGCAAATATGACTGATGAGGAATTGGTTGCTCGTGAGGAGAAGGCGAGGACAGATGGCCGTTTAGACCATGATGAGCGTACTGCTATCTCTGGGGCTATTGCGTCCTATCGCAATGACAGGGATGCATGGGATGAGAAACAGTCACAGGAACGGTCTGATGCTGTTGTGAGGGACATCTGGACTAATCCGAATGAGTGGAGTCCAGATCGCATTGCGAATGATCCGAATATCACAGATGAAGATGCTGTCACTAACATGAAGGCATTGAGAACCGCTACGGGTGCGAGTTTGTCTGATACGGATGAGGGGTTAGCACAGGTTAATACCCTGCTGTTTGGTGTTGCGGATGGCACTATCAGTTTACCGAAAGCCCGTACTGACCTGATTAACTTGGCTCGTAATGGTCTTATTTCAAAAGACACATTTCAGAAAGAATACGGGAACATTGCCAAGAACTACAAAGAACTTCTGTTCAATCCTACTGAGAAGGAAATTGTGCGTTCTGTTCTTTTTCAGCTTACGGGTACGCCTATTGATGACATTGCTTCATTCTTTGAGAACGAGAAGAATGCGGTTCTTAGGCAGATTGCACAAGATATTGTGAATCAGTTTACCGATAACAAATTTAATGACCCTCTTGGCTTTGACTTCCGCAAGTTCCGCGATGAAAAAATAGATGGTTGGAAAAAACAGGTGAAGGCAGTTAAGGCAGGCTCTATCTCCGGTGATGCGGCATTGAATCTTTCTTTATCGAAGATTGCTACAGGGACGCAAGGACTTGAACCTTCTGATGCTGCGGCTCTTATGCAGCAGAACTTGGATAACACAATGGACAGAATGACTCCTCAAGAAGTTGTGGACTTGAAAAAGAATCTCAATGAGTTCCGTAAAAGGAACGGGCTTTTAGTGCCTACCGATGAAGGTGACGTTAATGAATGAGATGACTGACGAACAGTGGTTTGAGTCCATTCGTAACGGTGGTTCTGAGAGAAAGGTCTACAAGGAGATTTCTCCCGAACAGGCAGAAACATTGTCGCCTAAAGAACGTGCCAAGTATGAAGGTTATACGAGGGGCATTAATCAGTATGTTCCTGACAAATTCCCCACACAACCGTATGACCGTCCATCTAATTACGTTGTTGATCCCCAGACGGGTGAGCGTTCTCTTGTCGTAAACATTGGTGGTCGAGAAGCAGATGAACAGGTTGTTGGTAAGACCGAAGGTAATAAGGGAGCAAGTCTTTATGACTATGTGATTCCACCTGAGAAACAGGAGGAAATGGGTGCTGTGGGTGAGGCTGCATGGATTGCAGGTGATGTTGCTAAGGGTGTGGCTAAGGGTGCAACAAAGGGTCTTGAAGGTCTTGCTAATACCATTCTTGATGTGGCTCAAGTTCGCCCTACATTAGAGGAATTGCCGGAACGGTCTGGCTTTTCAAGAAAGTATGGTGATTATCCGTCTAGTGATTGGGAGAAGTACCAGAATCCTGTGAGTCAGCATATGCCTGACCCAGAGGGTGCGGGTGGTGCTATCGCTCAACCTATCGCTCAATTCCTTGGTGCTGCTGGCCCTGCTGGTAAATTGCTAAAGGCGTTAGGTGTCGAGAGTAAGGCGGTTGCTGGTGCTGTAGGTGATGCATCTGCTTTCAATCCAGAGGAAGAATTTATTACTGAATCCGTCTTGAAGAATGCCGAATCATTGAATGAATGGACTCAGGAGACTGTTGGTGTAAATCTGCGGGAAGCATTGCCGATTATCAGTCAGATGACGGATGAAGAATTGGATGCCATGCGCCAGGACATCTTCAACTACGTTGAATACGACATGGAGGATTCTGACTTTCAGAGCCGCATGGAGCGTAGGCTTTATGCTGCGGGTGAGGGTTCTGTTATCGGTCTGACATTTGACGGATTGATTATGGGTGCTGCTGGTATTTTACGCTTTGCCCGTAAGATGAAGGATATGGCGAATGAAGCCCCTGCTCCACAACCTTTAGGGAAGATGGGTAGACAGAGGGGTGCTGCTGCTTATCACGGATCACCACACAGATTTTCTGCTGAATGGTTGGTAGAGATGCCTGACGGTTCTAGAAAGTGGGTTCAGTCAGACCAGCCACCTACCGTTGGCAAGGTGATTGAGCAGCGTCCTATGGGTCGGTTTCGTATAGACAAGATTGGCACGGGTGAGGGTGCGCAAGCGTATGGGCATGGGCTGTATTTTGCTGAGAATAAGGGGATTGCAGGAGGTTACAGAGAGAGGCTTTCTGACCTTGACCAAGATTCAGCAATAGAAGGCGTTAGAGCATTAAGGCCAGCCCACACCGAGTCAACAGCGTCGCGAGTAGTGGGCGCGTTTGGCAATCAGAAGTATCTAGGCAGCGATGACCTTAAGCGCATAGGTATAGAGCCTGAAGATGTTGGGTTTGAAGATGCTGCCGATGAAATAGCTGCTGATAATTTAGTTAGACGTAACTTTGGTGCGGATGATTATATCAAGGGTGTGGATGTAGACGGTCAACCTGCTGACGTTTATAGATTCCGTGACGGTTCAGCAATAGCGGATATTGGGGGTGAGTATAAAGCTATAGCCCTTGATTCAGGACACATCTACGAAGTAGACATCCCTGACGAAGCCATAGCCAAGATGCTTGATTGGGATGCTCCTTTGAGTGAGCAGCCTGAGAGTGTGCGGCTGGTTGCAGAAGAAATAAACATGATGGGGGGTGTTGATTATGAGTCAATGTCACGCGAAGAACTGATAGGGATATTGCAGAAAAATGACCCCAATGGGGTTTGGACTGACGAGGCGGCTAAGATAGAGGGTTATGAACCGATAACGAAGAATGAGGCGTTAGAGTACATTCGAGAGTCCGAGGGATTTGATGACTATCTCAGAACCCCGCTTGATCTGGAGAGAGACACTGGACGATTCCTGTATACCCGATTGGTAAACATGGAGGGCGGCACGAATGGCGGGAGTATTTACAGCAACCGCGCCCAAGAACTTGCCTCCGCAAAACTCAACGAACTAGGCATACCGGGCATTCGCTACTTTGACGGTAACTCTCGCTCTGCTGGTGAAGGCACGAGAAACATTGTTGTATTTGATGAGGACTTGGTAACTATCAAATCTAGGAATGGTGAGGTTATAGAGGGTGCTGAAAGACAGCAGTTCTTAGACGATGCTAGACCTATGGATGAGATGCATGGGGAT